AATGGGGGTATCATCAACTTCAACAGGATAACCAAGGATGTCAAAAATTTGTTCTTTGGTTTGCCCAAAAAATCTAATTTGATTAGCGGCTTGCTTCCACTCTTCAAACGGCAGAGTAGATGGACCGTATTTTTTTAACAAGGCATCTAATTGTTCTGCCATTACTTAATGTGCGATAAAATCAATTGTTCTCTACCCGGATTGCAGCCAAACGTAGCTCGCATCCAGGATAACCAGTTGCTTGTCCCCTTCTCTTGATTACATTTCCGGCAGGATGGAACCAAATTTCTCGTGATTGTTTGTCCCCCAAAATAACGAGGCACAACGTGATCCAAAGTAAGTTCATGTAATTCATAATGTTCTCCACAATAAACGCATTGACAGTTGAAGTGTTCCTTAATGGCTCTACGCCACATCCGTTTGGCTTCAGGACTCGTCATGGTTATGAGGTTGTAAATGTAGTGATCAGGGGTTGGCAACAGCGGTGTCATGCGTACTTCTTACCAGTTCTCGGTCTACGGCGGTTGCTTGAAGGTGTCTCCAGTTTACCAGTGTTTTTACCGGTGTGAGATGCATCTTTTCCGTCACCATTACCATAAGTACCAAGTTTTCTGTTAAGTTTGTTAGCAGCAGTACGAATCTTTAGGCCATTACTGGTCTTATTGTACTTGCGTTGCTGTTTACGCCGCTTTGCAGCAGCTTCAGGGTTTGACTTGTAGTAATCAGAAGTTTTTTGAGCCATACAACCTCTTCTGTACCATTTCAGGATCAATTTTTGGCATGACTGTCGCTAGTTTATCCAACGGGTTGCCCTCATACGCAACACCGTTGATGTCATTCTTGGCTAACCAGTCACACGCCGCCTTAAGGTCTTGCGTGGTGGCTTCACCAGATTTAATACGCTGAAGGAACTCACGAGTAACAAGGTTGTGAAGTTCGTTAAACTGGTCTTCAGTTGCTTTCTTTTTAGCCATTTCTCATAAGAATACGGTCTAATTTTTCATCAAGTCGATGCATACCGTCGTCAATTTTATTGAGTGCTTTTTCAAAGTCTGCTTTTGGAACATACGTTGAAATCATTCGCACTTCAAAGTTGTCAAAACGGTTGTCCATAGCGTTAATACGCTCATGCACACGATTGATTCGGGAATGTATTCGATTGATAAAGGCTGTCACACCTGTTGCAACGGCAACGCCTGCTGTAACAAATAACTCAGTCATGTTGGGTCATAAGACGGATCAGTTTTTCTGGATAGATCGGATCCGTTGCATAACCTTCAGCTTTAAGCAGGTAGGCACAGTCCTCTCTTGTCGTTGCGCGGTTAACGCCTTTATAGCCTTTATAGTCTTTGTACCACTGATCTACGAGATGCTTTACGCAGTCGTAGGGAGTAGCAAAGTCCTTAAAGGTGGCTTTAATGGTGACAGGACCGTTGCCGTAGTCTTCCCAGGTAGTTTTGAGGGTTCCTGGAGTCCCTTTAATTCCAAAGAAGTTGTTCTTACCGCTTACTGCGGTTCCGTATGCAGATTCAAGCGCCCATTGGGCTGCCACAACCTCAGGAAACTTACAGCCAGCTGCAGCGGCTGCTGCTTCAATTCCATCCCACGAATTATCAAACGTTTTAGATGGTGCTTTAGGAGCAGGCAAACGCCACAGCTGTACCCAATCCTGAGAATCAGAAAGACCCTCGTCGCCCAGGAGTCGCTCCAGAGCTTCAAGAGCCTTTATTTGATTAGGCAAACCCTTGTAGTACTTGGCTACATCGGTCAGCCGGATAGTCATTATTTAGGAAAAAGTCCGTTTTCAATAAATTCGACAGCCTTATCGTCGATAGTGTTGTCGGTGGACTCAGACAGCTTCTTCAGCAGGTCAACGATCAGACGCTTCACCTGGGTAGAACCAAGAAAGGTGAAAAGGATCGGACGGATAAGTGCAATCATTGTTCTAAGTTAATAAGGTGAGTCTCCCAACAACGCAGCATCCCAAGATGCTTTCAGTTCATCAGGAGTAGTTGCCGCCTCAATAGCGGCGGAAGCTGGAGCATCACGCAGTGCTTGTTTATCAGCGACAATGGCAGAGGTATCAGCACCAGTCTCAAGGGCACGTTGGAACTCAACGTCTTTAGCTGCAAGCTTAGGGTTACGTGCTTCACGCACTTTCTCGCGGTGGATGTCCCGCGCTTTGGTCATGTTAATGTTAATCATTCAGCTACCTCCTCTTCAGCAGGTTCGTTTGCAGCCCGCCAAGCAGCTTCACCCATGGCAATTCCGTCAGGGTTACTGAAATCAGCTTCCCAAGCTTCACGGAACGAACGGTCAGACGGAATGTCATCTACCGAAACAATCAGGTAAGGGCTACCAGCGGGTACATCTTTCTGACAAACGTCTTCGATGGGCAATGCATCAGTAGGAATAACGACGCTAACACCGCCGTTAGAGTTAGGAAAAAGAATACGTTGCATAATAAATTACCGGAAAATAGCTACGCTAATAGTGTTTCTATCGCTGCCACTGTTATTCTGACCGGTTACAATAATGGCTGCAGATCCAGTAGCAAGTGGTGTAGTACCATTAAGTTGCACACTGAGTGCGTTAAGAACCGTGTCGCCGTTAGCTCTGTTAACACTACCTACAAGAGCGTAGTTTGCATCCGGCATTGCTGTTGTAAAGTTTACTGTGTACTGACCTGTTCCGTCATCCGTAATGCTGGTGACGTTACCATCTGCACTAATAGCAACTGTGCCAGTACCGTTAAAGTTCACCCATGCCCGGCACATATAACCGGGATAAAGAGTGGTACCACCGGGGACAACTGCAGAGAGTTGACCATCGTTGGCAATACGTAGACGCTCCGTCGGATTGGCGCTTCCGTCGTTCGTCCAGAAAGTTAAATAACCGGGGTAGTTTCCGCTGCCACCTGCAGATGTGCTGTATCCCCTGATTAATGCACGATCTCCGCCATCGGTATCACAAAAATAAAGTGATCCCAGTGATGTATTAGATCCTGTTGTTGCTCCTGTACCCAGGGTGATTCTGCCGTCGCTAGTAGCCGCAGAGGTGTTGCCTCTTATTTGGATGAGGCTGTAAAAAGAACTCCGCGAACTTGTGCCAAACTCGCTGGTTGTATTAACCAAAAGGCGACCCGACGGATCAAACCTTGCTCGCTCACTGCCTTCAGTGTCGAAGGTGATATGACCGTCAGTACCCGTGTCAACAACCTCAACAACGGTGTTGCCTTCGGTAATGTTGTCGGCACCCCCTGCTGTTCCGCTAGAAGCAGCAGTAATACGTCCCTGAGCGTCAACCGTGATGCTAGACAGGGTGTAGCTACCAGCGGTTACAGCGGTGTCAGCCAGCTTTGCAGCAGTGACTGCATCGTCTGCAATCATTGTGGTAGACACTGTACCAGTATCTGTAGTTTTAACTACATCAGCTACTTCAGTGTCAACGTAGTTCTTGGTAGCAGCATCCTGTGCATCAGTAGGATCGGTAACACTGGTAATACGGCTAGTACTTACGTCAACAGTGCCAGTACCGTTAGGATCAATAACAACGTTAGCGTTAGACGTACTGGTAATCGTGTTACCATTTACGTCAAGGTTACCGCCAAGCTGAGGCGTAGTGTCGGTAACAACATCGGTTGTACCTACCTGAGCATCCACATATGCCTTAGACGCTGCTTCATCTGCAGCAGTAGGCGTAGTAGGAAGACCAGTAATGGTATTACCGTTTACGTCAAGGTCACCACCAAGTTGCGGAGTAGTATCCGACAACACGTCAAAGGCATAAGAACCAGTAGGAATAGTAACAAAACCGGTTTGCTGATCTACTTCAAAGATTGGGTCATCAGTCTGGTTACCACCAATCTTAAACTTACCGTTGTGGTCGGTAATAGCAGTCCAAACCTTACCGTTGTTAAGCTCAGTGATTTGCTTGGTTTCATCCGGCACACCACCGTTTTCAGGCAATGCACGATAATCGGTACCGCTACCAACGTATTCCATCGTGTGACCGCTAGAAGCGATCATGGAACGCAGGTAGAACGACACATCATCGTCGTCAGAAATAGCACCATCCAAACCAAGGTTAGTAGAACGATCATTAGGATCAGGACGACTAATCTCAACCGTATACCCACCGGTAATAGCAGTAGCACTCAGGATAGGATAGATGACACTATTAACCTCAACCAACATGTTAGTTGCAGGTCTTTCGTCGGTACCAAACCAGTCAGTGCCTGCAGTTATATTATCAACATCAAACTCGGTAGCTCCACTACTTTCAGCACCATTAACAGTTGCAGTAAAGATGGCAGTAGTAGACTTACCATCAGCAATAAGTGCTTGATCACCAAAGTCAGTAGTAGATGCAGCCAGGTTAGCCTGACCACCATTCAACGTTTTGATGTGGTACTTGTTAAAGAATGCGTAGCTAGAGGTAGCCTGACAGTAGCCGTTGTTAGTAACAAGAATACCAGGACCATTCAGACCAACGTGGGTGTAGCTATCGCACACCATCGAACGCAACGGTGAAGCACTGTCAACAACAGAACCGTCAATAAGCAGACCACCACCAGTAGGCGCGGAGTCATCGTCTCCTGCCAAACCACCAGCAGGGGTATTAACATTAATATCGCTGTTATCAATTTCCGAGTCAGAGAAGTTAGTACAATTCTGAATGTACGGAGATTTGGTAATTGTTGCACCACTGTAGAATGCAAAGTTCCAACCTTGACGTTTAGGTAGTGCCGAATCCAAAGTGTTAGGATCACCAGAACTGTACGTACCGGCTTTCATACCAGTCAACGTCAGGTTAGAAATGTAAGAACCGCTATTCAGTTCAAACAGTGCATGATTACCGTCAGCATGATCACCTTGGGTTGCAACCGTAGGGTGAACAATACAGCTACGCAGTGCGTTACCAATAATAGAAACGTTTTTCTTTTGGATTTGAATGGGAGCTTCTTCCTGATAAACACCAGGGGCAACAATCACAACACTGCCGTCACCATAAGTAGAGTCAGCGTTAATGTCTGCAATGGCATCCTTAATAGTTTTCTTAGGACCGCTAATACGATGACCAGTGTTGGCGTCATCACCAGCAGTAGCGTCAACATAAATTACCTTAGGCTGGTTAGTAAACGTACCACCAGAGGTAACCTCAGTCCAAGCAGATCCGTCCCAAACAGAAAGAGTTAGATCAGCATCATTTTGCAACCAAGTTTTACCTGTTTCCCAATCAGTACCTGAAGGGGTTGCAGTTTGAACAATGGTATCAAAACGACGTGCAGCAGCACTAGCAGTAAAGATATTGCTATCAGCAGCAGCTGGAGAACCAGCATCCTGCTCTGCATAAGTGATAATGTCGTCGTTTTTAATACGATCAAAATCAATAGTGTTAGCCGCAAGACCAAGAGTGATCGTACCGTCACCATCATCGGTTACGGTGATACCAGTGCCATCGGTACCAATATCATTAGTGATAGCAGTATCAATGCGGTTATCAATCGCAGCAGTCGTGGCAATAGTATCGTCATTGTCTGGCCAAGTCTCCGCACTAGTAATAGTTTCTGCTGCTTCATCTTGGAACCGCGCATCCATAGCAGCGGTGGTAGCAATCTGAGTGTCAGAGCTTACCCACGTTTCGTCACTATGGATGGTATCGGTCTCGTTATCCCAAGTGTAGTTCTTAATCTCTTGAACAGCAAAGTTGTTTTGTTCAAAGTTTTGATTAAGATCTTGTGCACGGATAGATGAACCTGCAAAGAACGTGCTTTTCAGTTCATCAATATCCGTGTCCCGATAGATTCTAATTTCGGTATTATTAGCAGGTGCAGTACCGAACAGAATCGTTGTAGCGTTGGCAAAGGAGTATGCAGTTGTAGCTTGGACAGTACCGTTAACACTTACTTTAACGTCTGCCTCATCAATGTATTCAAATGTAAGAACAAATGAGGTGGTTGAACCATCCCCAGTAAAACAGTTTTCAGTTACTACAGCCATTTACGCTAGTAAATAATTGGGAATGGGTGAATTAAATGTTAGGCATGAGTTGACCTTTGCTTTCACGAAGCTTTTGATAAAGATCAATACGTTTTTGTGCACGTTCTTCGTAAAGAACATTAGTTTCATCAAAATGATTCTCACGAACTTTTGCCCATGCTTTCTTACGTGCACGTTCAAACCTATCACGAATTAGACGGTTATGCAGGTAAGCTTTCATAGGATCAAGATCCCGTTTACCATTCCGTACATCATCTTGCATAAGTTTGATAGATGCTTTCACATCTTCACGTCCAGCAAGTTCATCAAGAGTCTTTTCAAGATTCAACTTACCAAGCTCTTCTTGGAACCATGAACGCATCTGAGGATATTCAGAAAGATCAACATTGTCAGGAGAGCTATAGCTCACAAGCCGAAGATCATAATTACTGTTCCACAGCATAGTACGCCCAGGACTATCAATCATTTGCAGACTGATAGGACTCAGGGAGTTCCACATACGTTCCATAAAGTTCCAATCACGGATTGGTTTGCCATTCAGGATGTCATATTTAACAGCCAGAGCATCATCACCAAATTCAGTCAGAAGGTTACGGTTACGGATACTTTCAACAAGACTACCATTGATCTCACGCATGTGCGGATTGATCATCTTGCCAATTTCATTACGAAGACCAGCAAGAGGCACGGTGTTGTTTAGAAGACCACCAATAATCTTTTCGTGTTGCTTAGATTCACCAGAGAACAAATCAACAAACTGACCAAGACCCTGCAGATAAGACTTACTGGTAGCAGTACCAGCAACAGCCAGTGCAACAGTCATAAGATTCTGTTCAGCCCATTGTGGACCCATTAGCTTCATGTTGTCACCAATGTCAGCAATAGCAGCAAGAACAGTGTTAAATGGTTCAAAGGTATCATAACTGACCCAAACATTGCCAACCTTAATACTACGAGGTTGCCAACCAGTATCCATCCAAAGCTTACGTAGTTGCCTATCTTGAGGACCATTACCAGTAAGGCCGCCGTTCATGTAGTGCATACCAGCCATGGTAACAATAGAGCCACCAATAGCTTGACGACCAGCAATTAGAGCTTGAGCGTTAGCAAGGTCTTCCGCGTTGTTAATCCCGTATTTAAGAACCGAATCAAGGTCTTCAGGTTTAGCACGGAGAATATCAACGGATTGCTTATGGAGAAGACCCAATCCAGGCATACTCTTGTAGCTGAGCATCAGACCGTTAATACCAGTCCTAGCAAACAGGAAGAATGGTTTAGCAAAAGGATAGCTATTAAACAAACCTTCAAGACCAGCAGTAAAACCGCTGAGATCTTGAGTAAGAGTAGCTTCTTTAACAGTAGACTTCAGATAAAGATCGCTTTCAATGTTAACGTTGCCATCAGCATCAAGCAGATCTTTGTAGAAGTTATCTTCATACTTACGCAGAAGTTCAGGAGTAACCTCAGACACATTGCCCGTCTTAGCCTCATCCATTGCTTGACGCAATGCTTTTTCACGGGACCGTGCACGTGCCATCAGCATAGTGAAGGCATCGTCAGTAGCACCCATGATAGAAGTGCTGTAAGTCAGGAATTTATTATCATTAAGAGAACGAGCCATATTAGCAATAGCAAATGCAGCTTTATCTGCATCACTACCACGTGTGTCTACCCAGTTCTCATACAGTGCCCATTGGTCATCAGCTTTAGTACGTGCTTCTGCAAACCGAGTTTTAACAGTTGCAACGTCACCTGCCCAGTAAGAACCAAGATTAGTCTTAAAAAGTTTCCAAGCTTCAGGGATAGTCTGCATAAAGGCATTCATAGATGCCATGTTAGCTCTAGCAGTATCCCAATCACCACGCATACTAGCACCAACAGCGGTGTTCATAGGACGCAGTACAGCAGCAGTAAACGTACCAGACATTGCTCTCAGAGCCGTCTTAGGACCGCTAAGGATGCTGTGCATCATCACACCCTGCAGCTCTTTAATAACAATACCGGCGTCACCTTGCAGACCAAAGTTACGAATCCGTTGCTTCATGTAAGCATCAAGATCCTTCCAGTTTTGGATCTTATTGCTCATAGAGAATGCTTCAACCAAAGCCTTGGCAACAGCATCATTATCAGAGTTCTGTGCCATCTCCATAAACATATTGACAGCAGCTTCCGATTCAGCACGGAAACCTTCAACACGTTCCTTCAAAGCAGCTTGTGCCTTAGGACCTTGCAGCTTACGGAACTCAGTAGAGATCAGATAACGAGAACGCTTAACGTTAGTAAGACCAACAATCAGACGTTCAGCGATGGTCTTCATCGGACCATCAGTATCCATCACATCAGCAATGTCAAAGATCTCTCGGCTAGCAATACCAAGGTCACGCAGTTGAGAAAACAACGAAGCATTAACAAGGTCAGCTGCAACCACGTTCTTCATTGACCACGCTTCAATGCCGCCAAAGCGGTCTTGAACATCATCAAGGAAGGGTTTCCAGAAGTCTTCAGGATCAGTAGAGGTAGCATCACGACCAATAGTTTCTTGCATACGCTCAAAAGCATATCCATAAACCTCTTTGAAGGTCATCTTATTTTTTGCAACCTCAGCCTTCATCTCTTGATAACGACTATCAGTCAGAAGCTCTTTAGCAAGACGATCCAACTCAGTTTCAGTCATACCAGATTCAGTCGCCATTCGATAGGCTTGAACCGGCGTAAACATGGAGTCAGTAGAACCAGCGCCAGGAGTATCCCATTGGTCACTCATACGCTTAGCTTGCTCAGCACCGTCGAAGGCAGACTTAGCACGGGAGCTAGGAGCACCCTGCCACGGATCAGCCATGTCACGGTTAGTGTAAGCACTGAACTTACCCTTCTCAAGATCTGCCTTTTGATCATCAAGGTTTTGCTTGATGGTGTTAAACTGCTCTTGGATAGCATCACGATCAGCACCTTCAGGCATCTCATCAATCTTCTTCTGAATCTGTTGAAGACGATCTTCACCTTTGATGATTTCTCCACGACTTGCTGCGTAGTTAATAGCATCAGCCTGTGCCTCAGCATCAGTAGCTTCGCCAATCTGTCGTGAGATGTCATCTATACGGTCAGCATCTAGCTTTTCACCGCCTTCAAATTTACGAAGCACCGAACCAACAAGAACGTCAGCTGCAATGCCTTCAAAAGCATTCTTAAAGGTTTTCAACCAAGGGTGATCAGAATCTTTAGTAGCAAGCAATCCAATACCACGATTAAGGAACTCACCCATGTAAGGGACACGTTCAACAATCTTAGACTCAAAAATCTCTTGGGACAGGTTACCTTCTTGAGAAGTAGAAGAAACAATGTCACTAGCAAAGCCAACACCGATGTCAGCTGCAACACCGCCACCAGCAACTTTAGCACCAACACCAGGAATAGACTTCACTCCACCGGCTAAACCAGTAAAGTGAACGCCCATCTCCATTAGTTTGCCCCACCAAGTTTTAAGACCAGGGTCGTAATCAGACAGGGAGAGAGGATCAAACTCAGGACGGTATTTACCAGTCTCTTGAATTTCACGCTGCATAGCGCCAGTAGACATGTCAACGACACGTTCAGGCAAGGTCATAATAGATGACCAAGTTTTAGCAGCACCACCTTTAATGGCATCAAAGAGTTCAAGGGTGTTTTCACTGAGACCGTATTGACTTGGTTGCATACTGCGCTTAGCAGCTCGCATTTCATCAAGACGTGCCTGTGCCTTCTGCTCAAGAGTCATATTACTCTCGGCAATAAGATCAGGATCAGCTTTACCTTCTTCTAAGGTACGACGCCAAGTAGGCATCGCAGCCTTTTCTTTTTCATATTCTGCAGCAGCTTGTTTTTGCTGCTCTTCATCAAGCTCAGGCTGCTGAGTAGGTTGTTGTAATTCAGCTTCTTGCTCTTGGTTAATACGATCCGTCAGGTTTCCAAGGTTACGAGCTGAATCAATTTGAACTTTTGACGGATCAAAACTGCTATAAGTCATAATTGTGATCGAGCTTGTTCAATGAGTGCTTTTTCTTCAGCCGTAGCATAGTTACTGGGACCAACCCATTGTCCAAGACCACCGCTTTTCAAAAGAGAAAGGAACAGTTGGTCTTGAAGTTCAGCGGTAAACTTTTGATCACGTGAAATACCAAGACGTTGTACAAGTCCCT